GTACAGAGTTGGGTTTCAACTTCTCATATAATGAATCATAGATGTTTCTAAAGATTCTGGTGATATCGTTGTCGAGGTTGTTTGTAGTCCATTTTCGACAAGAAGCGAAGTCCTTGTTCATAATAGAAGACACCAGTTCACTCATCTGTACATCAGAAACCGAGGCCAAGATGCCTTTGTCGATTGTGCCACTAACACTATAACGTTGTAGTTCATTTAGAACACGGCGATTATCAGGGAAATGTTTGGTGATAACGGCAGCAACCACTTGCTTATCGTATGTAACATCTTCTTGCTCTAAAATCCATTCAACACGTTTGAAGAATCCTGCAGCCATCTTTTGTTTACTGCCATTGATTTTAAAGTCAATAACGGTACAACGTGAATGAATCGGGTCAATGATTCTGTTCTTAAAGTTACATGTGAAGATGAATGAACAGTTGGATGAGAACTCCTCGATAGCACCACGCAGCGCAGGTTGAGTTGAATTTGGATTTAGATAGTCTGCTTCGTCAATAATAACAACCTTGCGGCCGCCTGACAAGGACATAGATGATGCGTAGTTCTTGATTTTGTTCCGTAGAACATCAATACCCGATTCATCTGAACCGTTAATCATAATGTAATCGCAACCGACTTCTTCACAGAGAGCCTTTGCAATTGTAGTTTTACCAACACCAGCAGAACCAGCCAACAAGAGATTGGGAATCTCTTTGCGGTTTACATACTCCTGAAATGTGGCCTTGATGCCATCAGGAAGAATACAATCTTCGATGGTCTTAGGACGATACTTCTCGACCCATAAAATGTGTGACATTCAAATACTCCATAATATAATTAAATTTCATCGTGCCATTTAAAGCCAAGAAGATACTTGGCCATAAATCTGATGACGGCATTTGGTTTAGTGGGTCTATAAACAAACATAGAGTCTGTGATTTCCCACTTACCAACATTCTTTTCACTGGGTCTTATAACAAACTCGGTTTGATGCGAACTGGTAGCACCTATCCAACTGGTGACACCAGTACCACCACTAGTAATCAAGTAACTGCCATCAAGTGTGACAGGACTCCATTGTTTATTTCGCCATTCTGCAATCCATTGTTCACACGGAGTAAAATCCAAATCCAGTTTGGTTTGCTCCATCAACGGAAAGAAAAATTGAATTTCAGTCTGTTGCATGTGGAAAAGGCCAACTTAAATCTTTTTTAAGTTCTTCAACACGACTTTGTAAAACACTTATTGCTGTATTATAATGACCAGTGCCTTCTTGGTTTGGATCGAATCTAGATTTCAATACACTAATTTCTTTATTCAATACAGCAATGTATTCAGTCTTATCAGTCCATGTTCTAATTTCACCCATCATTTTACCTCGTTCATACTTTCAAATAGAGCTTCAAACTCTTTTGATTCTGCCACTTCAGTTTGGAATGAATTTTTGAATTGTGTTTTTGCCATACGTTTGACAATCTTCTTAGGGATTTTCAATTCATCATTGGTAATATCCACAATATCTTTAATTGCCTCATTATTGGATTGGTTTCTCTGCATATGCAGTACCACTTCATCAATATAACCTTTGAGTTTTTTAAGTTGGTCTTCGTCAAAAGAACCAAACAATGTATTTACTTTAGTCATTAATTGGATCCAATCAGTGCAATAACATCGTAATCACTTTCTTCAACAATGATATCACTGTTTGTGAGTTTGATTCCTGTTTTACCTTTTAGTTCACCATCAATCATAGTATATACCGCTACGATATAATTTTCATTAATTGAAACTTTGTTGCCGTTGGCTGCGTCTGTAACCCAAATCATATTATTCTCCAAACGATAGGTCAGACTCTTTTGCTTCAATAGCAATCCAGTATTCCATATCTTCTTTAGTATTTTTAAAGTATGACAAACCTTTAGATGAGATTTGTACCTCATAAGAACCAGAAATCATTTTAAAGTTCTCTGTCAAAAACAAAGCCTTAAACTTCTTACCATTACCATCAGCAATTTCTGTTGAGTCGGTATGTGCAGAGTTGTCTTTTGCATCACAGGTTGTGATAGAAATCTTTTCACCATCAGACATGATAGCAATGTTAGGTGATTGTAGGATGCTTGCGGTCTTTAGAATAGAAGCAAGTTCTTCTTCTTTCAATGTAAAGGACACATCAACAGAAGGCAACGTCAATTCTTTATCTGGCGGAGTTACAATCATACTCTTGGCAGTCTTGCGATAGTTTAGTTTCTTACGACCAACTTTGAAGATAACATGTTTGTCATCAAAGTCAATTTCACCATCTTTGTATAATGATTGTACAGATAAAAACTGGTTCAAATCATAGATACAGAAATCTTGTGGGAATTCATCTTTAACTCCGGCCTTGGCCAGTACAGTCTTTGTTGCGGAAATAGTTGTCAATTTCTTACCTGTCTTAAACTCAATGCCAGGATTAATGTTGGCAAAGTTTTTAAGAACCGTTAAGGTCTCATTAGATAATTTCATTACGATACTCCTTGTTTCAATTCACTCATTATACTTGGTCCATAAGAGGTTGTCAAGCATTTAATCATATTAACTTTCAAATCTTCTAAGGATTTGGTATTGTCAATTTGATGGTCGATGTAACCACCAATCCAACGCCACTCAGATTCATGTACACCAGATTGTTTCAACATAAAGTCTTCCGCTTTCCAGTCACCACGATTTGCTTTGGAAGCAATTTCATACCAATGTGGTGTTACACCACGTTGTATCTCAATTAAGATACCATTTTGTTTATGTACGAAATCAATTTCATTTTGAAAACGTACATCAGTTATTACATAGTTTTGGTCTGGATTTTTCTGCATATAGTTTTTGAGTTTAATTACCCAAAAGTCTTGGTGAAATACATCACGTCCAACTTCTGTACCCATTAACTGTAATGCAATTCTTGGTGTGAACTGACGACCAAATTCTTCCGACCAAAACTTATCTGGTTGTTCACGCCATTGTCTAGACTGTTCAGTATCACCCTCTAACAAATGCCGAGGCCAACCAAACATTTCTGCGGCAACATCTTTAACACCTTTGGCAAAACTCACAGGAGTAAAACCAAGGTCTTTAAGTATGTCGCCAGCAGTACCTTTACCTGAACCAATGAATCCAAGTAACCCAACAAGCATTACATTTCTCCAACGTAATTCGCAACAGCTGGCATATCACCTTTAAAGTGGTACGTACCAATGTGGTCTGCTCGCATCCAAGGACACAACCAAATAGAACCACCAATTTTACGCCACAGTTGACAGAACATGTAGTCTTCTGACAAGTAACGGTCTGAACCACCACCAGTTGGAGAATCTATAGTATCAATCAATGTATCAAAGTATGCATGGATGTATCGTGATCCATCAAAATTGGCTTGGCCAACATGGTCTGGTTTATAACGCAAATGTGGAAATGCTTCTGCAAATTTAGGAAACACTTCACGTTTAACCATCATAAAACCGGTACCAATTTCCAAAACTTCTAATGGATCGGAAACACTAAATTTGTCTGTGCCTTTTACGGGATTAAAAACATAATCGCCAGTAACTTTTTCTAAGTCACTTGCTTCCATGGCTGGATTTTTAGTCAAAGCTTTCTTAACAGATGACCATTTGATGGCCTTCTTAGGATAAGGACCACCAATAACATCTTTATCTAGTGCCAATAAAGCAATAACATCTTGTGGATTAAAGTGTACGTCAGCATCAATAAACAACATGTGCGTACAATCAGAACGATGCAGAAATTCATCAACAAGATAATTTCTAGCACGGGTAATTAAAGACTCATTGAAAAGAAATGAAAATTTCACTTGGACACCATACTGCATACAGATGGCTTGTAAATCGAGACATGCTTTGGCATAGAGTCCGTGATTCATTCCGCCGTACATTGGTGTCGCAACGAAAATACTTTTCTTTGCTAATTCTTCTTTTTTAATTGAAATTTCCATTTACTCTCCAAAAATAAAAAAAAGGGAGTACCACATCAAGTGGTCTCCCCGTATTCACCTAATTAGGCGTTGAAGCTGTAACCTGCATTGATAGCGGTACGAACCATAGACTTGGTTGGTTTGCCCATGCGGTAAACAGAAACCTTACTACCATCACCACGGGATTTGGTGTTAGTGTAGATGACATGGCCTTCTTGGCGCAATTCATCAATACGTGCGGAAACGTTTTGGATTCCGAAACGAGCACGAGCTTGTGCTGTAGAAAGGGTGTTATAACCCTCAGTCTTGCTCAAAAAGTTGAGTATGCGGGTTTTTGCGGATAGTTTAGTCAAGATAAATCTCCTAATGACAAAGTTAAACAAAGTACTTGCGTGTGCAAGAATTTACATTATACTACTACTTAGTGTGTGTGTCAAGTATATTTGTGGTATACTTTTTTATCTGCCAACTTGTGGCAAATATTTGGTCTTGGTTTCTTCCCAAGACAGGTATATCAAGTCATCATAGAACAATGATTCATAAGATACATTATTCTTTTTCTTTAACATTGATATACGACCTTTGGCATATTTGGTTTTCCAAATTTGCACCAAGGCTTCTTCACTGGTATCAAATGATTTGACCAGTTGTTCATCACCAATTTCTTTTCTAAGATATTCATTGGTGTTGTTGTACAGAGGAGAGAAGTAGATTCCTCTCTGATGTTCGGTACGGATAAGTTCTTTTGGAATACCTAACTTACCATATGCAAAATTTAGTGTACGATTTTTATGGTCACGTTTAAGTGGCAAACCTTTTTGATTCTTGGCTTCCCACCATTCAAAATATTTTCGTGTGTAGTTCTCTTTTACCCAATTGTAAATCAACGCTCTGGTTTTTCTGGATGGTTCAAAGGCAACCGACCCACTGGAGAAACCCATTTTGTTCCAGTGATCCAAACCATCATACTGAGATAAACCACCAGACTTAGTATTGCCATAAAGAGAAGTAGTAGTGACTCCAACGAGAACATCATCATATTGTCTTTTCCAATCTTTTTGTACTGTGTCCGCAAGGCATAGCAATGCCAACAGCTTGCCACCCATGTAATTGAAACCAAGCGGTTGTAACGGAACAATTGTAGAACCGATGGCAGTGTGATTAATCATACCTTGTTGAGTCTTAACATCTCTAGGCCAACCGATTGCGGTGTCTCTTGGAGTCAAGTCCAAGAAGTCGGACGATATACACATAACACCAAGATACTTGTCTGTGTTCTCATCAACCACGGTGTAATAAAGATTACGACCAATGTTAGAGTTGTTCTTCATTGTAGAAGAAAATGTACGTACTGTATTCCAAGTTTCTGCCAAAGTTCCATTCGATAGTACCAGTCTTGGTTTCAATTTTTCATAATCATCTGGACCTTCTGGCATCCAAAAGTTCTTCTTAACCTTTTCAACCAGTTTCTTTTGTGTAACATCTACCAATTGTATATCTTCACCAAACAAGGTGCCGATGTTTCTGGTAGGATACTTCTCATGTACCTCTAACCATTTTTGATATAAGGTATATTCACGTACATCCATCTGTGAGGCATACGTAAGGTCCTTAATCAGTATTTCTTTCAGCTGCTCGGTATCAATGTGTTCAAAACGTTCAGGTTCATTTAGTACCTGCCATTTCTCCCACTGAGCATCAACATAATCTGTAGGTGTGGCCATTAAGTTCTTTGTGCGAGTTGATTCATTTTCTTAGGATTAAAATACTTGCGTCTAATTTTATCCAGTCTTTTTAGACCGTATTGTAATGCAAGTGGTTTTACACGGCTAGTATACACTAT